GCCAGAGCGCTGCTCCTGCTTCTCTTCCACCGTGCCGGGTTTGTACATCACCGGGTTATACGGCTTTGTACCTTCCTCGACGGGGACAAGGATGTCCTTGAATTTAGGGTGCCTAAGCATCTTTGGAGACACGTCAGCTATCTGTCCAGACACAGTGTTTAGGGCAAGTACCATGTATCTAGTTTACCACCGTTTTATAAGCCTACGGAGGCGTCATCGCCTGACCGGGGCTGTCGTAATTTATGGGAAAACTAAAATCGGACATTGCCATGTAAAGGTGCGGAGCGCCTTCGCGCTCTGCCGCTACAAATGCTCCGCTCGAAGTTCCTGGCGTCAGTCTCGCAACGCCGTCATAAGAATAGCCAATCAGCTTGTCAATAATAATATTCATCGCCAGGCGGCATTGCTTCGGAGTAGGTGCAATTACGCCAATATCAAAACCGGACGCATATTCGTCTTGGCGAACACCCGCAACAGAGGCGTTACCACCTAGGCGACTAATGCCAAACCAGCTTATAACTATGTAAGGATTAACTCTTTTGTCAACTCGCTGAAGCTCCTGCTCGTTTAGAACATAGTCTTCGTAAACCTCGTAGCCCGACATTTCGGATTCAACAAAGGAAAGAATTGCGCTGTGAACGCTTGTTAAGTCAAAACCTGCCATAACTACAGCTTACTATATCTTAAACTTGCTTGACAATTCGGACTTTCCGGCAGCAAGTTGATCTATTGTAATTGTTAGGTTATTCATAGAGCTTATTCCGGTGTTGGATTTTTTTGGCTTGTTTTGACCGTAAGCCTTTTTTGCGTCAATAAAAGTTCCTACTTTTCCGGAAGAAAAACCGCCGCTCTCAAACTTTTTTTTCGCAATTCTCCACGCTTCGGAATAATAGGCATCTGCGCGCTCACCCATACGCTCCATGCCAGCCTCTAAAGCCCTTGCGCCCTTGACCCTCCTGGGCTTGCTGGCCCTACGGAACCTAGCCTCTCCGTCCCCCCTGGTCCGGTTAGGATCAAAAGAAAAAGGATTCAAGAATCCAACCTCCTGGTCCAAAAAGTAGGGACTTCCCTTATTATTCTTGCTTCTGTCCATAGACTTGTCATAACCAAACTCGACAAATAAATTGCCGCCATTTTTGGAACCCAAGAAAGCACGAGAGTTTGTACCAAGAAGCTTTAGAGCGCTAAACATGTTACCAGTGTCATAGCGGCCCGGTCCCTTTCCATACGCCCTAAAAGGAACACCAAAATAGTCACCGCGCATTCTGGCTTGACCCCAAGGTGTCTCGGCCCCGATCAAAGCTCGTTTGGCTACACCAACACCAACTCTTGCCAGATTTACGCTAGCGGCGGCCGACGCCGCAATAAAGTAATCTGAAAAAGCCTCAACCTCTGTAACAAACCCCGGTCTGTCGACTTGGTATACAAGAAAGTCGGTTGCTAGGGTTACCTGGTTTTGATACTTTATCTTTCTTGGCCGCGCGGCCCTGTAATCAACTTTCCTTCTCGGCATACTAAATCTCCGACTTCACATCAGCCTCACACTCAATAGTAAGTAGCCAGGCGTAAGAAGAGTTTACCGCGGAGGAAATATTAAAATTAATTTCTAGCAAGTCCGTAAACTGCCCACCATCAGTTACGCGAATCATTAGACCGGACCGAACAAACGCACGGGTCTCATCAAGAGGGACCTGGAAACGAACCCTTCTGGTTGCCAAAACAGACTTGCCCGCGCCCGGGTCTCCAGTATTGTAAGAGATTGGCTGTATTCGCGCCTCGCCGCTCCACAGCACCGTTTCCGTGCCCGTAGTAGTGTTGTTCCAGGCGTCAAAAGTTATGCTATCTAAATTTGGGTCAACGATCTGAATAGCCCCGTTGAACCATCGAGAAACAATCCCCGACATCTCAGAACCAATGGCCGCAAAGTCAATCTTTGAAGCCCGGGAAATTGCCATTAGTTATTCCACCACGGGTATTCGTCAGCTTGACCGTTATCGTCTTCGTCAATGAACATGGCAATCATGTTGAAGTATTCGTTCGACTCGTCCTGCAAAGCCTCTTCACGAAGCTGCGCAGCAAGCTTGCGCAACGACTCGGCAATCTTGTCGCCGTTGACAGTGAGGTCATCGGAAGACCAAGACTTCAGCAGAAGCGCTTGTGATGCAGCAATGGTCTCAAGACAACGCGCAGCAGCAAGCTTTACGTTGTCGCCGTACATCGTAAGGAACGCGCCGATTTCGTCGTCGCTAAAGTACATGTACGTACCACTGCTAGCGGCAACGTCAGTAGGATCGGTGTCGCCGAGCAATACACGCACCTTGCCTACGTCGGTAGTGAAATCGGGAGGTGCAACACCAGTATTAGCCATAAGTCTATTTTACCCCATAAAAGAACCCCGACCCGGAGCTAGGGAAGGGGGAAGCTCAACGGGTCGGGGATCATCCAGCAGGAGGGGAAGCTGGTACTAATAATTTACCACAAAAAGTAAGGCCCCCGACGAAAACGCCGGGGGCCAAACAATTTAGCTACTAGGAGCCTACGCCTGTCGAGGCGCGGAGTCCATCCTTGGTGACCGAGAATGCGTCCACAACGTGGCGCACGCGGGTCTGTACGTCATCCTCATCGAAGCTACCATCGCGAACTGGGACTTCTCCGCCACCGAGGCTGAAGTGTCCGTTGTCCTTGATAGAGATCAAAGGCGTGCGTGCTCCGGAGAGGAATACCTCCCAGAAGTAAGGACGCACGTTCAGGTCGGGAATGACGAACCAGAAGTTGTCAGTGGTCCCACCAGAAACGGTGTCCAGTGCGTTGAACTCGATTGGGTTGAACGGGCTGGTGTAGATGCTGGGGTTGAAGATTGTCTCTTCAGAGCCAACAGTCTTACGAATCTGCTGCATTGCGAACAGTTCGCGGACGGTCATCGCAAGAGCCGTGCCGTAGACCAGCTTGTAGTTCGAGGCCACAACGCGGTTGCCACCAACGGTGTCAGTGCGCGAAGCCACCATAGCGGCCTGCATGGCGTCGAGAGACAGTGCTGGGTTAGAGGCAAGTCCCTTTCCAGAGAATCCGCTACCCAGTGCTCCACCGGTGGTCACGAAGAGTTTCGCAAGAGCGAGGTCTTCCTGACGTGCGGCGTACTGTGCGAACTTCGAGGTCATCTGACCAATCATGTCGAAGTTACCAACGCGACGCAGGGATTCCCAAGACATGCGGGCACGGATGCCTGTTTTGCCTTCGAATTCCTTGTCGAGCTGGGTCGTGGTGAACGGAACAGCGGGGTACTCTTCGTACTCTCCGACTGCGGGAAGTCCACCCTGAATGAATTCCTCACCAGCGTGGCCGCTGAGAGCGCTAGGGTCAACCTGGAAGTCACCAAAACGAATCGTGCCGAAGTTATCGGCCATGTGCTCGTCAGCGATCTGGTTCCAGACAACCTGCTCCGCAGCATACTGTGCGAGGAAGATTACGTTGATAGCAGGTTCCAGAACGGTAGGAATGTCCGAAGAGGAGATTCCTTCCTGGAGAGCTACCTTCGCACGAAGGTCACCGGAAAGCGCGTTGGTGAGGAGCTTGGCTGCCTCAATCTGACGCTTGGTGGAACGCTCTTCAATTCTGGCGATTTCCTGTTCAACCATTTGCATGTTTGCCATTAGTTAAATCACCTATTCTTAGTTGTTGATCCGGACGAAGACATCTCCAGCAACAGCGCCCTTGGCCTTGATAGCGTAGCCAACAAGTTCGTTAGAACCAGTGTCGCTGTCAGTGGTAAGAGCGGTGCCGTAAGTTGCGCCTGCGGCCAGGTAGATTGCAGCACCAACAGCGACGGCAACAGCGGTTGTACCGCGGAAGACACCAATGTGACGCAGGGTTGCATAGTGGCTGGAGTCAGCTCCCAAAGCGGCGCTGGTTTCAGCGACACCAACAATTCCACCGAGAACAACAAAGTCGCCAGATTCGACGGCAGGGTTCACGACGTAGTTAAGGGATTCTCCATCCACGTAAACTTCGTTAAGAGCCATTAGGCACCAACCTTCACGTTGAGGATTTCAGAGAGGCGGGGTGCCCTCTCTTGTGTGTTTACAATAACGGTCTCTTCGACAGCCTTGGCGGAAGCAGCAGCTTCCTCCTTGAAGTGTGACTTCACGGACTCCACGAAAGCCTTCTGGTTTTCGATAGATTCGGTCAAGTCTGCTCCGGCGCGAAGCGACTCATAGACGGCCTTACGGGAAACTTCGGGGAGGTTAGCAGCAACCAGCGCTTCAGCAACAGCTGCAACGTCAGTTTCTTGTTTTTCCTCTTCCTCTGGCTCCTCGTTAGGCGCAAGGGCTTCTACAACAGCTGAGGCTACCAAGTTTGGCAGCTCGGCCAGCATGTCGCTCAATTCCTTGAGATCCATATCTGAGTTTCCTTCTTCCTTGTATGATTTGGTATTTGCAACTGTTTTTGCAGCATTACCATTTTCTCTGGTCTTGGATTCTCCAAGCTCAGAAACTTTAGTGAGTTCAGAAATTGGGTGACCCATAAGCATCTGGGTTGGTTCCCACTCTCCGTCTTCCTGACGCCACACCCGAACAAGCGCAACGGGCGCTTCTGGTGAGGCTGGGACCGCAAGCGGATCGCCCTCGAAGGGGAATACGCCATCGGTCATAATGTAGGCAACCTGGCCATAAACCATTTCGCCACCGTGGTCCATACGGACCAAGTCTTCTTCGGCTAGCTCGCCGGGCTCGGCTTCGCCTTTACGCTTCTTCTTCTTGTCATCGTCCATGTGATAAGACTCGGAATCAATTGTTGCCCGTGCGGCTTCGTAAAGCTTGTCGGCTAGCTTGGACCCCGGACGACCCGGGTAGCTGACCAAATCAACAGAGTTTTGAGTATGAGCAACAAGAGTCTCAACAACCATTTCTCCATCGTCATCATATTCGCCCTCACCCATCGCGTAGATAGAGAGGCCCGTGTGGGGAGCGACTGATTCGACAAACTCTTTCCAGTGAGGCATGACCTGAAGCTCGGCAACGAGCCCAACGCCATCCTCGTAGTAAGCGTTTTCGGACAGCACGCCCATCAGGTTCTTGGGCGAGCGAATTTCGTCGTCGCTGTTGGGGTGATCCACATAAGAGTGGGTTCCCTTGGGGAAGGCTTTGGGTCCATACTCACGAAGCATGGCTTCTGGATAAACGCCAGAGGAGCCCTTGCCTGGAGTAATAAGGACAGCACGCCAATTATTGCCTACCTTGGTGGGCGCGTTTGCTTGTTCCTGAAAAATCGTAGACATCATAACAATGTTACCACGATTTATCTAGGGTTGTTTTGAATATCCCTATTCACATTGTCACCATCAGACAGGTCATCTACCCCGGCTCCGGAGTTGCCTTGACTGCTAGCAATGTTGTTAGGGTTACCCGCTCCTAGCGTGGAACCGGTGTTAGCAAAACCGCCTTCGTTGTTTGGCACAAGCACGCCTCTGGGCACTTGGCCCGGAGCCTCGATGCCGAGTTGCTCGGCCATAGCGTCCTGCATAACATCGGCGCTAAAGAGCCCAGTCATCCAAGCTTGACCCAGTGACTGAATCGTGCGGTACGCGGGATCGACGATGATGTTGTTAAACGTAACGCTAGGGTCTGGCACGCCCATCACGCGAAGCACCCGCAAGAAGAAGTCGGACCAGTTACCCTGCCGTGCGTAAGCAGCATTGAGTGTGGACTGGTCGAGAACCTGCGAGCCACCGCCAGCGGTCTGCCCGGGTCCAGAGAGCAAGGCGTCCACCGATACCTCCATGGCAGTTGCTGCCATAGCGGCCAACGGTTGTCCGGTCGCCAGGTCCACGGAGTTGTTCCGAGGCATGGCGTTCATCTCGATGTCAGCGCCGGTCACAGCAGTTGCTGCCACGTCCTTGTTGCTGATGAGCTTGGAGCTGATGTTTGCTGCGCCCTTAGCGGTCTTGGACTTGACCTGCCACGCAATGCTGGAGAGAGCCTTCAGCATCTTCGAGCCATCCTTGAGATACTCGGAGTATGCCCATGACCATGGCAAAGCTGGTAGCGCGTCGGGGATTCCCCACAGAGAACCAGTCTCATCGTTAGACTTGGTGTCAATAATCACGAAGTTGCGATCGACGGGTATGTCGTTGATGCGAGACACTGGTGTCTCAACATAATCTAGCGGGTACCAAACCTTGATGGTCTCCGCAGTGTAAGAGTTGTACGGATCGGTTACGGGTTGACGACGCTCATACTCACGCAAGTAGTAGCGGATGATTTCTGGGTCGTCGGGGTCGGTTGCCCAGCCAGCTATTTCATCAAGTGGTACACGACTGAAGCGACGATTCCGCTTGTCATAACGTACAAAAAAATTCCCATCAGTAAATAGTGCTCTTTCATTCTTTTTACACGCAGCCTCTCCGAATAGTACCTGCTGGTTAATGGGGTCATCGACGATGGCCTGGAATCTTGGGGGAAGTGGGTTGTTCCGAGACGACATCTTGAAGCCGTGACCAAAGACATAGCTTGAACGAAGCATTGCACCGCGCTTGAGGATGGGGTTGGAGGCGGATTGCCTGCGAGCGTTACGCGATACAACCTTTACATCCTCTAAACGAATGCCTTCGTCGGTGAATTGGTTGATAGGAGACCAACCTTGCTCATCAAACTCTAGAGTTGCACGGGCAAGGGCGGAGTATGACTCGGCAAGGATTTCATTGTTCTGAGAAAGCGTTTGAATTTCCCGTAAAAGTTTATCGGATTCGTCCGAATTTGAATTAAATCTATCTAAAATTCCCATAGATTAAGCTTACCAGTAACTTGAGGTGTAGAAAGAATGCTCCGCCATTACATCTTCTGGGTGAAAAACTTCTCCCAGCTGGGGTCCTGATACATCGTGGGAAATAATGGACAAGATGGCAGCGTCCAAGGAGTCGGGAGAAGAGATACCGGACTTGCGCATCTGGTCCTTGCTCGTCATCGTGATAGAACCCCTGGTGCTGAAGTGATAAGTCTGGCTTATCATTTCCTCTCGAAGCTGATTGTCTTCGTAGTCTATGTCCAGCTGCTTGTTTGCAAGGAGTTCTCGGAACGTGTCGTAGTGCCACGCCCTGGCGTTTGTCCACCTTGCCGAATCTGGCGAACCGTGAGATCCATTAATAGCGCCAACACTATAAACGGCGTCATTAAAATCATCCAACCTAAGAAGAGCGTCAACAACACCACCACCCACACCGTTAACGTCAACATTGATAACATCCGCCATAACCCTTTGAGCATGTCCGTGCACTCTCCTTGCCGTTTCTATGAGGTCAAGCTTAGACCACTTGTCTACAAGACGTACTTTTCCGCCTCGGTTAATGTACAAAACATTCTCATCTGAACCAAAACGAGCAACGTCCAAACCAAGCGTTGGTCGCACGGCATCATCATCTTCAAAGACCGTGTCGAACCCGCTGTCAATTACAACTTGCGAGAAGAAAGTATTGTCCGCCTCGTCCGGGAACTCTCCCAGCACCTTGGCCTTGTAGCGCGCGGAGTCCTCGCCCCAGGCACGCTTCTTGTGCTCGACCCAATCAACGCTGGTAAGGCCATTTAAAAAATTTTTCTGATCTTCTTCTTCCGGGTAAACAAGCTCCTGAGTAAATGTTGGTAAATCGAAAGCGCTAATCGTATGGAGGGACCAGTCCTGCGATAGTTGAGGGTCAGCAAAAATTCTATGAAACTCAGTTCCTCTTCTATCTGGGTTGCCAATCGCGAGAATGCGGGAACCCTGACCAGTGGCCACTGCCTCAGCAGCCGTGAACATGTCCGTAGGAAGTCCACCAGCTTCGTCAAGGAAAACAAAAGTATTTCGCTTTCGAGTACCCTGGAAAGACGAAACAATGTCCTGGTCACTAGGTCGCTTTCCGAATACCAAGAATTCTGCACCATTAGTACCATCCAATTTCCACGCTAGTGT